AATCTTGATCCCAGGGTAATCTTTCCCCAGAGCCTTGTCGACCTCGTATTCGGTGATGATCAGCTTTCCCGCTTTCGTGTGGCCCTGCAGCACCTGGTTGAGCCGGTCCACAAAGGCCAATTTTGCGGCGGTCGCGGCTGTCCTGCGGCTGGCTTCGTTCTCATTATTGTCGAGGTCCAGTGGCGTATTATCGTAGAAATAGTCTTTCGGGACCTGAACGTGCACTCGAAACGTGTACCCATTTTTCAGCATCGCCAAGTGAAACTCGGGAATACAATTGGCCAGCCTGATCCATTCCTCACTGCCCCACCAATATGGGGTAGGGTAGTATTCGTCGAGGCAAAGCAGGCGGTCCATCATGACGATGATAGACTTTGGTGCCAACCGATCTTCTGTTCGATCGAAAACAGGAATCCGATAAGATTTTACCTCTCCCCGGCCCTCTGTTCGGCGATGGCCCCAGCTCCCTGACCAGTACCAGGCAGGAATCTTGCCTTCTACATCCATTTCTGCTGATCGGATGTGTCGGCATTCCAGGGCTTTTATGCTCGCGATGCTCTGCCTGTCTTTTTTCGCAATGATCTCGACGGGCATGATTGAGTGCATTACGTAATTCCTCGCTGTCGTCTCCAGGTATTCGTCAATGTCGATTTTATCGAAAAAGGCCTGCACCACGTTAGGGATGGCTACCTCATGCCTCACCTCTTTCCGCCCCTGCGCGGTCTCCACGTATTCTTTCGTGTAGGCCATAATGCCCCCGCCGACCAGGATGTCGCGTTTCGTGGCCAGTAGGCTGGGCACAATGTCATTCTCGCTGACTAGCTGCTCCCGGTAATTCGGTAGCATATCGTCGAAGCCCCAGCTCATCGCTCTCTCCTTCGCGTCACTCATGCCAGGGATGGCCATCGGTTTCCCTATCGGGCTGGTCTTCGCGGAGTGAGTGACGCGTATATCTTCAGTCATCAGTATGCCTGAATCGGGGAAGGCTGACCACCCTGGCCCGGAAAATTTCTGTAGGTCTGCGCTCATTAGTGAATGACTTTGTATTGATTGAATTCGGTGATGTGGCTAATCAGGGGCGAGATATAGCGATTCTGCTCCAGGTCGTGAATCGGGATGGTGCCGTTTTCTACGTGCTGCCTGCGTTCGGTTCCGTTCAGCCCGGATTTGTCCAGCCCGGCGACCTTCCGGTCTTCTGCCCGTTGCTCCCTCGTTTTTCCGCTTCCCGCCCGCTTTCCGAATCGGCAGCGGTATAGCGTGCGTTTCTGTCCGATTTCCTTGCCTCCAGATAGCCTAATGACGAGCGAAAACGTATCCGCCCTGCTGGGGTCGGTCATCTGCGCGTAAGCGGCCTGTATGCTGATTTCTTCTTGTTTTCCTGATTGCATGCTGCAATTTCTGGCAGCGTGAGTGACGCGGGAAGGACGTAAAGGGTTTAGGCGCGAACGTGGTTAGGGTAGGGGGGCGCGGACGCAGGTGCAGGGAAGGTGGGCAAAAGCAAAAAGCCAGACATGGCTCACCATCACCCGCGCCTAAATTCAAGCCTGCTTAAATTATTATTCCAAAAAGAGTAAATAAAGTCTTTAATAGTTGTGTGGTTCGTCCGAAAGGACTATCTTTACACTATCGAAAGCAATATCGCTGACGACAACCATACAATACCGAGACAATGAACTACTTCGACATAGACCCAGACTTCCACAATTCCGTAAAGGGTGAAGTCCTCGTAAATAACTACGAGGCATCCCATTGGGGGCCTACACTAGTTAGCAGCCACACCCTCGAGTCCTTTGACGAGTCCTTTGAGGACTTCCAAGACCGGGTTGGTCACCTAAGGACAACCGGTCAGCTAGGAAACCAAATTACAATCAAAATACTAAAAGCGTACTAAAATGAACCCAATTCAAACTCTGTTTAATAAAATAATCACTCCCTTCGCGCCGTGCGAAGAGCTAAACACAATCGTGTTTGGTACAGTAGCCTTAAAGGTAAAGGCTACCTACGCTCGCGGAATGGGCTACGGCTCGAGAATGTTTGACCCCACTCTATCCGGGCCATTCCCGGACTCTTTTACGAAAAAACACACGCAATCGGTGTGTAAATTAATCATCATATACATCTTAGATGGGTATGATGGGGGAGAAGTCCCACATCATATTTCGGCGGCCGTAAAGGCCTTCGGCCTGGGAAAGTAACCACCCTCACCACCTGGCTCGACCAGGTGCCACCCGGCAAGATCATGGAGGCACTTGGTCGCCAGCCGACCAATTCTACCCGCGACAAGGATAGGCTTCGGACGAGGGCCGAAGAATTTGAGGCCATTGCAGCCGCAATGGGCGCGAAAATAGAAGTCCGATTTTAGCCCCACCCGCCCGCCGCTCCACCCCGCTCCAGCCTTAACCGGTCGGGGCGGGGTTGGGGTGATGCAGGGCAAAACTTCCTGCTTAACCCGGCGGCCGCGAAGGCAGCCATAACATCGGATCAATGATTACGATTTTAAACACATCAATACTCACTACCTTTGGCCAGTTCCAGTACACAGCTCTGACCTTGGATGAAGCCAAGGGCTTGCTAGAAGATGGGTTCACCAGTGCAGTGGGACACCGCGAAACTGCAGATGTCCTGTCAGAACTACTGGCAAAAGAAGTAAAGTCGAACCGTATTGAATATTACCAAGAAGAAGGCGAAAGTGCGCTCATATTCAAACTGAACGGAAGGGTGCCGGAAGGCGTCATTCTAGACAGAGCAGGAATGGAGAAGATGGGATATCAGTTTGGGCTGCTAACGCGGGTGCCTTTTCCCTCCTTCGGTTAAGCGTCGAGAAACCAAAGACCAAAATTGAAACCCCAAAAAAGCCCCCGCACCTCATCACAAGGGCGGGGGCTGTCTTATCCCAAAACACACAAGTCTTAATCGCCAGCAGCGGTATCGATACCCGGCTTCACGCGCCTGGCACGCTCGAAATAAGCGGCCAGTTCGTGCGGGTGGCGGGCCATCAATTCCCCGATGCGTTGCTGACTGATGGTGTCCGGCACGAAGGTCGGAACGCCATCAATCTTTACGCGCGGGTAGGCGGGCCCGGTGTACACCCACGCAACCAGAGGCTGCGTAGGTGTCAAGAGCGGAGTCTTTTTCTGCTTCGCCATGGCGCTTAGGCTTGAAGTGCGATGGCACCCGTATAGGCGTAGAGCAGGCGCGAGGACCGCCAGGTGATGGTGAGGGTGTAGCCATTTCGGTCGTTCGTCTGGGGTACGACAGTGATTTTCGCACCCTCGTTGTTGTCGCCGATGAGCCATTTGTTCCCGTTTCGGTCGATGAACCGAACGATGTGCTCCAGGCCACCCCGCGTCCCTTCCAGGATGTAGCTTTTTAATGGGTTCATCTTCGTGATGATGCCAGTCACGGTGTGGACGAGGTTCCCATCTTCTGCTTCGCCTTCCTCAGCTCCTGAGTAGGCCAAGCCGATTTCGGAAAACTCGAACTCACTGAAAACACCAGGGATTGGGTCGGCGGGACTGGATGCAGATACTTCTGCAGCAGTACGCGTGTCTTCGACCATCACGATATTGTCAGTGATGATGCTGGATCCCGCGCCAGGTTCGGGAATGCTTGTGATCACGCTTTTGCTGGCGATGTCTAGGGTAATGACCATGCCAGCAGCGTTGCCGCCTGCATTGTCAATACATTTCGTAATACTTTTCAGGCGGCTACGTTCGCACATTTTATTTTATTTTAGGGGTTAGGAGTGAAGGCATTTTACACCGCCTCGATGGCGTCGCTGCCATTTTCGACCAGCTGGAGAAGTAAAACTTCGTCCTCGCAAATCTGGTCGGCGGTTAGGATGTTTTTGTTCCCAAAGTTCAGCCGGGCCACCTTGAAACGATAGTTTTTGCCGTTCGCCTCGAAGACGGGAAGGTTGCCGGTTGGGTTCGCTGCTTCGGTGATGCGGGCGGTCTTGGCTACCTGGGCTTCGAGGGTAGCAATGCGTTCCAGTGCCTCGGCAGCGTCCAGTTCCTGCAAGCGGAGGGCTTCTTCAGCAGCTCTCAGCTTCTGCTCAATGTCTTGTTCTGGCATGTCGCCGGGAACTTCTTGATTTTCCTTTTTCATTGTAGTTGTGTTGAAAAGGCGGCGGAGCAAGTGCCCCGCCGCCGGGGGAGGTAAATAAGGGTAAAAGGGCAGGTCTTACGCTTGGTCGTTCACGACGGCAATGCCATCGCGCAGGAGCGTGATCTGAACGCCGATCTTGGCATCCAGCCAGTAGAGCAGCTCGCGTACCTGCTGCTCGAAATTGAAGTTCGAGAAGTCGGCCAGGCTGTCAATGCCCATGTGGAAATTGGCGCGGGGGAGCATGATGATGCGACCGCTGTCGCCCATTCCAGCGACAGGAATCAGGGTTGTGTTGCCGCCACCCTGGCGGTAGCGCATCCCTTGGTATGTCGCAGAACCCAGCTCCACGTAGGGGGCAGAGTTGCCAGCGAACTTGGTGTCCATCGCAGCGACGTAGTGATCGAAAAGCGCGTAGCTCACGAAGATGTCCGTGCCATTCGTCTTGAGCTCGGGCGCGAGCTCGGCGTACATCAGCTTCAGCTTTTCGAGGATGTTGGCTTCGGTAATCGCTCCGGTGACGACGGCAGTGACGGTGGTCGCGGTAATCGCGTCGGCGATAATCTTCAGGTAGCCATTGAACACGATATTGATGGAATCGCCGGCGGCAAGCGCAGTCGATTTCTTCACTCCTTGCCACACGGCCACTTCCAGCTCTTGCTGTAGCTTCGCGAGAAGCTGTTCGACAGAGTAGCGTTCAAGGGGCCACTCCTGGTGATTGAAACTGTTGCGGCGCAGGAAGCCCAGGTGGGTATCCTCAATCTCTTGGGGGATTTCCTTGTGCTCCACCTTGAAGGGGGAAACATCCATTTCGATGGGTACCAGCTGGTTGGTATCGCCTGCCGAGAAAGCCGGAAAATAGGCTTTCGCCAAGTTCAGCAGCTTCATCTCAGTCCATACCTTTTTCCCTTTCACGCCTTCGTGAATGGTCACCAGCCTGGCGGTATTGAACTCGAAAAAGAGCTTGCGAAAGATGTCTTCGCTGATTGTCTCGACGTAGCTGCGGTAGCCTGCAACGGCGGAGTAATCGGTAGATGCCATAATAGGGTTTGTTTAGATTTAATGATTGGCTCGGGGCCGGGTTTAGGATAGGCCTTTCAGTCGCGCCGCTGCGCGAAGGTTCGCGGGGTTCTGCGCGTAAATTGGCGAGGGCGTGGTGAGGTCGACGGCGTCGGTCTTCCCACTCGTGTGGCTGGCAGCGTCTTGGCCTTCGACTGCGCTGAGTCGGTCAGATAGTGCTGTATTGGCCTGCGTCAGCTCGGCGTTGGCGACGTTGAGATCGCTAATGGCTTGCGACATTTCTGCGCTGGCGGTGGTAATCATGGTGGCAACATCTTCGCGGGTAAGGGCGGTTTCTGGTGCGGTTTCGGCGGCTGGCACATCCACCTTCTCTGCACCTGCGTCCGCGCCCTGATCTGCATCAGTCGGGGGAACTACAGGGAGGGTGTCGGCGTCAATCGCCGCGTCGAGCTGAGAAAGAGAAGCGTTGGGGGCGAGCCCGAAATGAGCGCGGGCCTTCGCCAATAGGGTGGTGATCATTGATAATTATTGATTGCCTCGGCGAGGCGTGAAAGAGAATAGTTGGTGCCGCCAATCCCATCGATCAGCCCGCGCTGCTGCGCTTCGACGGCCAGCCAGGTGCCACCTTTCAGGGTGTCGGCGGCTGTTTTGGGGTCAAGCGGGCGCGCAGCGGTGACGGCAGCCATGAATATGGCGTCGAGATCGTTGAGCAGGGGCTTGAAAACGGAGGTGTCGCCAGTGCGCAGGAACTCCCGCGTACTGGCGTTCTTTTCGGGGCTGGTATCGGCGTACTCGAATACAAAATAGCGATTCAGGAGGTCACGCATGAAGGTGGCGATCTGCTGAACGACACCGATGCTGCCGATCAGGGCCGACTCACTCATTGCGATCAGCTCGTCAGCTCCTAGCGTGGCGAGTACGCCGCCACTTGCCATATAATTAGTCGTCACGACGACTGGCTTGTTCCTGCTGCTGACGGCATCTCGGACCATTTCGGCAGCCGTCACGGCTCCGCCGCCCGTGTTCACTTCCAGCAGAATACCGGAAATTCCACGGTCAGCGTAGGCAGCGCGAAGGGCTTCTACCTGGTATTCTGCTTCCTCGTCTCTCATCAGGCCAGCAAGGCGGACGCGGGCGGCGGTCATCGGTTTCCCGTTCCCGCCGTAACCAGCCATTACCATCGGTTGGCCGGTCACGGTTTCGGCGGATGATTTTAGCGGGTGCCCGCCTTGCGCCAGTCTTGCCGCCTCGCTCAGCAGCTGGCTCAGCAGGTAATCGGACTCGACGAGGAGCGGTCCTGCGGGCAGCATGGCGAAAGGAAACGATAAATTAGGGGCGTGGCCCTGGGCCTTGTTCATACTACAATGATCGTGCAGCGGGGGGCTGCATAAGAAGGACGGATTAGGTAGCGGCCATTTTTTGGCGAATGGCTTCGAGTTCAATCTCCAGCTCCGCATCACTGATTTTCCCCTTGGCGTGTTGGAGGCGTTTGCGACGTTCCCGATTGGCCATTCTCTGGTGGAGGGTGGGCAGCCAGTCGGAAAGGGTGTTCACCCATGTGATCACGGCGGTGATGAGGGTAATGGGGTCCTTGAAATTAGGCATTAGAAAGGGATTGGTATGCCGACCAGCGCGGCCAGCATGAGGAGGAAAAAGGCAGCACCAGTAACGAAGGGCAGGGCAATCAGGAGAAAGATGGCGGAAGCACAGCCAGGGCGGTCCTCGTCAGTAGGGTTCATTGGTATGTTGTTTTTGGGTTCTCTGATGGGGGCTACCGGATCGGGCGGCGGGGGTGTGTCAATTGTTACCTCGGCTGGCGGGGCGGCGATGGGTAGTTCGTTAGCTGGCACCACCACCACCACAGGCGCGTAATGATCGCGCAGCTGCTCTGCAATCAATTCGCGCGGCATCATCTTACCTGGGCAACTGGTCGCTACATACATATCGTGCCAGACCAGCTCAAGCTGCCGCCCGAAATGCTGATCTTCCCCCACCAGGGCCTCGTGGAGGCTGGC